TCTTCTTGGTTTAAGTTCTACAACTGCAAGTTCTACTTCTTTTAGACGATGAAATACTTCACGCATATCTTCATGCATATTATCAATTTTATCTGTTAATAATTCTATGGCTGTTGTATTTCGCACGAGGTCATCTCGTGATTGTCTACCTCTATAAGAAATAGAACCAACAGAAACAAAACAGGCTGTTAGTAATGCTCCACCCAGTGCTGCTATGACTTCAACCATTCTTAACCTTTTATGTATATGCTTATAGTATATATTATGTTTTTGCATGGAAGATAAAGAAACAAAAGAAGGTTTTGATTGGGGTGATTTATTTGGTCATAGTGTCCGATTTTTAATTTTGACCTGGAGTTTATCGATGATGACTCTTGGATACATGGGGAAGGTAAGAATTGATGGAGCGTTCACTGCTGGCTTGGTTTCTGGAGTGCTTGGTAGCTATGGGATCTCAGTCGGACAGAAGAAAGGTGGCAATTCTGCTAAGATTATGGATAATAAAAGTAATAAAACTGTAACAAAATGAAAAAAATACTTTTACTGCCATTGCTTTTAGCAAGCCCGATATACGCAGACATCACTTCGTCAATATCATCATCAGTCAAGCTAGAGGTTTCAGCAGCAGCTACGGCAGCAGATCGTATCGGAAACTCATATAGTGTTTCTGGAACAGGAGTTAACACAACAGATGGTACAACTGCTGGAAGTGTTGGAGGATTAGGAGCAGCAACTAATGGTGTAAATGCTTATACACCAATTACTGCAAGCCAACTTACTGATGGCGAAAGTTTTAATTACACAGTTTCTCATACTACTGGAGATACGATAGGAACAAGTCTCACTACAGGCGAAGTAAGTGCATTTGGTGATTTAACAAGTACATCTGGTGGTACAGCAACAAATTTAGCTGGTACTGTTGATAATCATGTAATTACAATTACAGCAGGGTCACAAGGTACAAGTGCTACAGGACAATATGTGACTACAGTAACAGTAGACTAATGAGTCATGCGAAAGCTTTTATTATTATGTCTTTTATATGTTTTACCAGCTAATGCAAATATTGTTCCAAATTTCACTACAGGAACTATGTCCAGCACGACCTCTACAACTTCTACTCTCTCAGAATCAATCACTAGCAAAGACTTTAAGACAGGTTACGAATATACAGTTACAGGAACAGGAATATCACATGATGGAGGGAATATGGGATCTACCGCAATTGAAGTTAATGGAACTGTAGGAGGTACTACTTATAAATGGACAGGATTAGATATGACAACAAAACCAAACTGGACACAAACCAATCCTACATCAGGAGATTCTTTCCAATTTACAGAAACATATCATGCCCCTGGTTTGCAGAACATAACGACAATCCAAAGAGACATAACAACAGAGTCCGTTACTACTACTACCTCTGTGTTCTCGCAATAATTTTAAGCCCTGTAAAAGTTTTAGCTAATGCTGTCAGTCAAAGTAACAGTGGATCAGTAACTAATCAAAACTGGAACGTAAACAACGGTAGCTTTCATACAAACCAATATGGTGGTGGAGTTGTGTGTCAGGGTGGAATGATGACCATAACTCCATTCACCACTTTCAATTCAAACTTTAGAAAACCTTTTAGGGATTATTATGAAACACCTGTGTACGATCCAACAGATATAGTTGGAGATTTTGATGATGATGGTAATCCTATAGGAGATGGTACACCTGACAACCCAGGAGATATTCTTTACTACCAACAAAACTATTCTGGAACGAACAAAGATAGCTATGCACTAGGTACTGGTATAACCTTGAACTTTTCTATTCCATTAGACAGACAGTTAACTAAACAATGTAAAGACGCTGCTAAAACTCAAACTGATATACAAAAACAACAACTTAAAAATCTTGAGCTTGATTGGCATTTTGCCAGATTAAAACATTGCGGTGAGAAGAAGATTGCTGGAATACGTTTTAAAAAAGATAGTCCTTATTATGATCTTTGCTCTGATATAGAAATAACCCCTCGTGCAAATCAGGTTTTACCTCATGCTCATAAATTAAAGCAGTAGACAAGTACGGGTAAACTTGCCTACCTAGACACCTTATCTGTCGCCATGAAAAAATAAGGTTCTTTTATTCTATCTTATCTTTCTTTTTTGTCAGCTTGGTTACGACTTGCTTTATTAAAGGCTTGATAAGTTGGATAATAACAGGTGTAGTCGCAGCCACAGTAGCGATAAAAATAGTAGAGACAACAGTGCTAAATTCTGGGATGTATTGATCTTTAAAATCAACTTTTTCATAGATCGTTGTGCAATCGCCATTTTCTTCTCTAATGTAATCCTTAATCCGTTCTAATTTTTTTTCGTTAACAAAAGAACCAATTCTTAAATCATTTTTACTAGGACAAGGTTTTAATTTAATTTCTTCTTTTTGTTTTGGAATTTCTGGTTTTACTTCTTCTTGTATTGGAGTTTCGGTATTCTCAACTCTCTTTTCTTGTTCTTTATTTTCAACAATTTCAATCTTTCTTCTGTCATATAACATAGGTTCAAATGTAGGCATAGAACCATATGCACAGGATATAGTAGTACCTGTTGGATCGTCATTATATAACGCAGTATTTTTAGCACTTGCATCCCTATGATATTTTAAACAACCAGGTAGTTTTATAGATGGTGGCGGTACGTTTAATACTTGATATGGACTATTTTGCGGTACATTAATCTTTATTTCTGGAATAGAAATTTTAGGTATTTCCAATTAAATCTTAGGTTGTTTAAACTCAGGAATTGTTTGTCCTGTTACATCAGGTAGTGCATTATCTAAAATATCTGGCATAAGACCTTGTACATTACCAAGAACTTCATTCATCATCTTGGCTTTAAATTGTTCTGATGTTACATATTTGTACCCAAAGTATCCTCCACCAATAACAGAAGTTACCATTAGAAATGAGAGGATACTCAAAATTTGATAAACACGATTTAGCATATGTTTAAAGAAGTCCTTAATAAAATGGTAGCACCACTTACGTTGACTGTGCTGCTTCTTCTACTGGGGTTGATGCCTCTGTATCTGATGGCTGCACTGCTTCGGGTTCAGTTTCAAGAATCTGCTGTTCCAAAATCTTCATTGCACCAGTAATTTCAATCATGGCAACTTGTAAATTTTGCCTTTCTTGTGCAAGTTGTTGCAGTTTTTCTTGTAGGTTCATAATTTAATAAAGTTTTTTACCAGCAGTGATAGCAGCATCTATGTCTGTAAAACTTTCTGATGTCCAGATAGATGTTGTACCATCAACTTTTTTGTAATCTTTGATAATTTCAAGATGCTCTACATTACGCTGAATTTTAGCTTTAAAATCATCATCAGTTTCATCTGATGCTTGAGCAACACCGATAATAGTTACGCTATCGCCAGCAGCAGAAAATATTGCTGCGATTTCATCTGCGGTTTTTTCTTCCATAATTTAAAATTAGGTTACTTTTAGTTTACCCTGCTTCGAGGGCTGTGACTTTTACCGATAATTCTTTTATAGCATTAACAAGTATTGGTACAAGTCTTTCATATTTAATTCCATACCTCATACCATCATCAGTAAGATTAACAAGAAGTGAATCATCATTACAAGACCCATAACCATTTGCCTGTTCTACTTTTAATGCTTCCTGTGCTAAAAATCCAATGTGTAATTTATCTGTCTTCTTTGATCCGTCTGGTGTGCCATAAGGTTCTTCATCTGTTCCGTACCATGACCTTTTATCCCATTTATAAGTCACAGGTCTTAAAGCATTAATCCAATTAAGTCCAATACTAAAATCAGCTATATCTGTTTTATCTCTTGAGTCTGAAGATGATATTGATGTATCAGCACAAAATAAATTTGCGATATTATCATCACCTAAAACTACATTATTGCTACCCGTGGTTATTACCCCACCTGGAGTACTAGCGTGTCCAGTCTGGTAACCTAACAATACATTATTTGTTCCAGTTGTAATATTAGCACCAGAAAAATAGCCCACACAAATATTTGATTGTCCAGTTGTGATATCTCTTCCTGAAGCTCTGCCTACTGTGGTGTTATAATTTGCAGTTGTATTATTTGTTAAAGAATCATATCCAACTGCAACATTACTGCTTCCAGTAGTATTAGCATCAAAAGCAACAGATCCTACCCCTACATTATATTGACCAGTTGTAATGTTATTTCCAGCATAAGCACCCACTACAGTGTTGTGACTGCCTTCTGATGATTGAAATAAAGCGTTAAAACCTACAGCAGTGTTATCTGAAGAAGTTGTTTTTTGTCTTATTGCTTCTGAACCAACGGCAGTATTTCTAACTCCAGTTGTAATAGCTGCTCCTGCATAATATCCTAAACCTGTATTTTTATCTGCTGTTGTGTTTGCTGCTAATGCATTAGTACCTACAGCTACGTTGTTATCACCAGTTGTGTTTGCTGCTAATGCTGATTTTCCTACGGCAGTATTATTGCTTGCTGTTGTATTTGCACCTAAAGAATTTTGACCCACTGCGGTGTTGCTACTTCCTGTAGTATTTGCGTCTAAAGTTCCTCCCCCGACAGCTGCATTAGAATCTCCCTCTGTATTTGAAAGTAATGCGTTATAGCCTATTGCAGTGTTTTGACTTCCATCAGTGTTTGCTCCTAAAGCACTGTAACCAACCGCAACATGAAAACCTCCTGTTGTATTAGCATCTAAAGCTAAAGCACCAACCGCCACGTTCTGAGTTCCAGTTGTGTTTGCTCCTAATGCTGATTTACCAACTGCGGTATTATTATCTGCTGTCGTATTTGCTGTCAAAGCTGAACGACCCACTGCTACGTTATTATCTCCAGTAGTATTTGA